GCGTTGCGGTCGTCGGCGCCAACGGTACGGGGAAGGACTGGCAAAGCGCCAGGGTTATGCTCTGGTGGATGGCGACCCGGTCGCCGGCCATCTGCGTCGTCCTCGGCCCGACCCACCGGCAAGTCTCCGACATTGTCTGGAAGGAAGCCAGGAGCGCTTACCTAACGGCGCGGATGCCGCTGGGCGGCCAGATGTACCGAACTGCACGCTGGGAGTACGACGACCGGCGTTATGCGGTCGGCTTCTCAACCGATAATGAGTACAACATCCAGGGATTCCACAGCCCTAACCTTCTGGTCATCCTGACCGAAGCCCACAACATCGAGCAATCCCACATCGACGCGGTCAAGAGATTGAACCCGGCCCGGATGCTATTGACCGGAAACGCCTTCGCCAGCTCCGGCGAGTTCTACGAGGCTTTCCACGGTGGGTCGGACCTCTATCATACGATCGAGATCGCAGCGGACGACACGCCCAACATCCAGCAAAACCGGGAGATCATTCCCGGCATGGTAACAACCGCACAGATCGAGGAGCGGCGCCGGGAGTGGGGCGCCGACTCGGCCTTGTATATCGCCTCGGTCCTGGGTAGATTCCCGGATAATCTGGAGGATGCCATCGTCCCGCGGTCGCTCCTGATGGAAGCGGTAGATCGACAGCTCGAGCCGGTCGGCCAGGCAACGCTGGCCTGTGACGTGGCCCGGTTTGGCGCCGACAAGACGGTCGTATACCGACGGCAGGGGAATGTCTGCCGGCTGGTCTGGAAGTCCCAGGGCAGGGATACTCAAGAGGTAGCGGGTCGGCTCAAAGCTATGGCCGAGGACGACCCCGAAGTGGGCTCGATTATTGTGGACGACACGGGAGTCGGTGGCGGCGTAACCGACCGGCTGAACGAAGAAGGCGTGGCCGGCGGTCGGGTCAGGATCGTCCCGTTCAACGGAGGCGAGAAGGCCCGGCGCTCAGACCGATACGTCAACGCGATTGCCGAGGCTTGGCTGGAATTGGGGCAAGCCTTCCGGGACGGGACGATCGACATCGACGACAATCCGGCGGTCATTGCCCAGCTATCGGCGCGGCGCTACACCGTCCAGGGAGACCGACGGATCAAGCTGGAGTCGAAGGACGACTTCAAGAAGCGCTCCAGCGGCGGAAGTCCCGACGACGCGGACGCCCTGGCGATGTGCTACTCGGCGACCGGGCCGGGGATAGGCGTCTGGTGATGGAGGAATGATATGGAATCTGCAGATATTAGCGAAGCCCTCGACAGGCTAGGTCAGGCAATTGCTACTGGCCTGGCCGGATTAGGCAACGGCAACGCCGCAACTCCGATGGGCGCTCTGGAAGCCCACGGCCAGGCGATACTGGACGCTGCCGATAATATAGCCAGCGCCATTCGAGAATTAAGCGTCTCAATCGATACCTTGAAGATGTGATCGCTTGACCAAGGAATTACGATGCAACCATTGCGGGAAACTCCTGGCCGAGAAAGCCGAGCGCGGGACGGTCATCGTGTGCGCCAGATGTAAGACCAGGAACGAGGCGCCATGACAGAACGACAAACCAGAATCGAGGACTGGAACGCTGGCCAGCGGTGGGCCAAACACGCCGCGATCCAATCGCCCGGCGTGACGTATACCATCCGCCAGGCCCGGCGGCATCTGTCCTACCGATACGAGGACGGTCTGATGTCCTGCACCGGCCCGTCCGGGCAGATTCAGCCATGCAAGCCGACGATTGCACCGGAGCTGCCGAGCCGGACGGACGCGCCCAGTCCGGGCGATCTCCTCCGGCTGGCTGGCGCATTACTCCGCCGCTATTGGCCGATAAAGGCCCGGACAGGCCGGTCTCAAAAGTAGCAAAAGTTAATCGGTGGCGCGCCCTTTCAGAGCATATCCCTCCGCGCCGGAGCTGCCCGGCAATCGAAAGTTAAAGCGATTAATCTTGAGCGCGTGAACCTTGCAAAGCCTCACCCGGTTTTTTGATGCCTGATATGACGGCTTGGGATTAACCCACCGCCCGGTTTCACAACCCGGACACTCGGCCCAAACATAATACGACGTCGGGTTTCTCCCGATCGCGTCGCCTCTTGCTTTTTCTCCTGGCTCTGGCATCTGACCTCCTTAATGGCCGGGGCTTTTCTTTTGCCCAACGTTATGCTAGATTATCCGGAGTGACCCAATCCGGCAAGTGTCCGAGGCGATCTCCGCCCGAAGCTGGAGGAGGTCGCTTTTGGCTTTTTGGGATTTACTCCGCAAAGCACCCGGCGACGTGGCGGTCTCGGTCCCGCTCAATTATGACGTGGGCCAGGCCAGTTATCCCGACGCCAGTTTTGAGAACTTCGCCTCCGAGGGCTACGGCAAGAGCGAGATCGTCCACGCTTGCATCCGCGAGCTGGCAGTCTCCGCAGCCTCGCCCCGGTATTACGTCCAGGCTCCAGCCGTTGACGGCGGCGCCGTCGAGGTAACGACCGGCGCTCTCTATGATATAACATCCAAGCCGAACCCAACATCAGATTGGTACGCCTTCATCGAGAATCTGGTGACCTTCCTGATGGTGGCCGGCAACGCCTACACGCTCAAGGAGCGGACCAGGTCCGGCAAAGTCTCGGCGCTCTATCTCCTCCGGCCCGACCGTGTCCGTATCATTGGAGGGGACCACGGCAGTGAGGGATACGTCTACACGGTCGGTGGGCAAGATTATTCCATACCACGCGAGGACATCTGCCATCTGGCGCTGCCCAATCCCGGCGGCGATCTTTATGGGCTGAGTCCTCTGCAAGTCCTGGCGCGGAACGTCAACCTAGACCTCAATATGACTGACTTTGCCAAGGTGTACTTCCAGAATGCCGGCGTTCCCAGCGGCCTGTTAAAAATCAAGCGCCGCCTTAACAGCCAGGAGGAGGCCAGCGTGATCCGCTCCCGGTGGCGGTCCCAATTCGGTGGCCGCTCCAACTTCCACCGCGTCGCCATCCTGGACGAAGATGCCGATTATGTCCCGATGGCTAACTCGCCGAAAGATATGGCGCTCTCGGAACTCCACGATCTGACCGAGTCCCGCATCTGCGCCGTTTTTGGCGTCCCGGCCATTCTGGTCGGCGCCAATGTGGGATTGCAGCGCTCGACTTATTCCAATTATCGGGAGGCGCGGATGGCCTTCCACTCCGAGACTCTGGAGCCGATGGTGTCCAGAATCCTCCGGCATTTTAACCGGAACATGATGGACGACTACCCCGGCAACGAAACCCTGACGGTAGACTGGGCCGCGATGCGGTCCGGCCTTGACGACCGGGAAGCGATGACCTCCAGGGTGACGGGGCTATTCGCCGGCGGCATCCTGACATTGAACGAAGCCCGCGAGCAGCTCGGCTTGGAATCACTGGCCGAGGGAGCCGTCCGGCGTATACCGGCGGCGGTCTTTGAGATCGAGGAAGGCGCCCCGGCCCCGGTAGCGGTCGGCGCGGCTCCGGTGGAGGAATCACTCCCGACCGAAACGCTCAAGGAACTGCCGACCGTCAAGGCGCCGCGACCAGCAAGACGCGCCGGGATATTGCGCCGGCAACTGCTGGAGGACCGGGAGACCGAGACCGACCAGATGACCAAGGAAGTCCAGCGGTATTTTCGCGGATTGCGTAATCGCGTGGACGGTATCCTGGGCCGATGGATGGAACGAACCGCCGCGGAGTCCAAGGACTTTCCGCCAGACTTTAATCCCGCGGCCCTCTTGCCGGACGGCGCACTTCCCGACCTGGTCGCCATCGTCGAGCGGGCTATGCTCCGGATGAGCAAGAAAACCGTGTCCGCCATCAACGAGAACGGTTTGGCCGGAACTCTGGAATGGTCGCAGCAATTGCCATTTGTGCAGTCGGTCCTGGTCCAGGCTCCCAGCCGGGCGACTATGATCCACGGGACGACCAACCGGACCATCAGCCGGGCGGTGGCGGCGGCTCTTGAGCAGGGCTATTCCATCGAGCAATTGGCGCGGGGAGTCCCGGCTGACAAGTTCCCCGGCCTGCGGTCGATCCTGACCGAGACCGAGAACCGCTCCCGGTTGATCGCCCGCACCGAGATAATGAGATGCCAGAACCAAACCAGCATCGGCTTCTTCAAGGAGCAGGGCTTTGAGTATGTCCGCGCCGACGATATTGACGGCGACCCGGACGACACATATGTCGACCCCGGCGATCCATATGGCCGGACGTGCGCCGAGCGCAACGGCCAGATATACACGGTGGAGCAAGCCCAGGACATTGACGACCATCCCAACGGAACACTTAACTGGCAGCCGATGCCGAGGAATTACCGCCCGGAGGAATTAACGTGATTAACAAGTTCTATCTGTCCGACGCAAAAGTGGTTGATGACCGGCAGGGGATCGTCGAGGCATACGTCAACACGATGGGCGTCCGCGACTCCGACGGCGACATAATCGACCCCGCGGCCTTCGATGCCAGCATCCGCGGCAATCTGCCGATCCCGGTCCTAGCCGGACACGACCAGGGAAAGTTGGTGGGAAAGGTAATCTTCGCCCAGGCTGAGAAGGGCGGCGTCGGGGATGAACATCGGCTTTATGCCCGGATGCAGATGAACCTTGAGACTCAGGCGGGCCGCGAGGCATATTCCAACGTCGCCGGCGAGTACATCCGGGAATGGTCGGTCGGCTTTAACCTCCCGGCTGGCGATTCGGTCGCCTATGACCGGGCCGGCAAGACAACAACCCGCCGAATATTGAATCTGGACTGGGTCGAAGTATCCGCGGTTATCCGGGGCGCTTCGCCCGCTACTGCTACGATCGCGGCAAAGTCGGCGTCAACCAAGGCGCCGGACACATTCGAAAGTCGGGCCGAGGCAGAAACCAGGGCCGAGGCGTTGGGCTGCTCCGGCGCCCACCGGATGGAGGTCGATGGGGAATCCGTCTGGATGCCATGCGCGAGCCATTCAGCCTATGAGTCGGCGACGTCCGGCGGTAGCTATGCCGCCCCGGAGCCGGAGATCAAACCATATCCCAACTTCCACGCTTGCCGCATCCGCGACCCGGAGAAGTACAACCGGTTCCGCACATCCTCCGAGACCATCGAGGGCGGCGATTATGACGGAAAAGAGATCACCATCATTTTCGGACGCCACGCCCAGACCGAAGAATGGTCACTCACGTCTTACCGGATGTCAGTTGAGGATTGGACAGAGGCCCAGGCCCGCTCATTCTGTCGCGACCACAACGGCATCCTGTTCGAGCCAGCCACCGGCGAATCCATGGCAGACGACCAAACCGGGACCGCCTCCGCCACGGCCACCATGACCGCCGCGGACACGGCCATCCGACGGTTAC